TATTTTAAAAAGTTCGTATGCTATTTGTGGTACTATGGCATTACCATATCCTTTGATGCTTTCGTTTCGCCACTTTGGAAAGGTAATTCCGTCCAGTTCGGTGGGAAGCCCATCATCTCCGCCACAAACCGGGGATTGAGTTGGGAACTTTTTCCATTCCATATCGAAACCAAATGGTTCAATTCGTCTTCCCTGGTCTTTCCATCCTTTCGTGGCTTCGCAGTTCCTGCATTGTGCTGATGTGCTGTCGGTGTCGGTAGCATAAATCGGTGCTTGTGTTCCTTTTGATTTTTCCTGTGTGTCCATGCTAATTCTGGTCTGAAATAACGATTTAGACCCCCCGAACCCATTTTTTCTACTTCCGATGCTACGGGAGTAGGCAACAAACCAACATCTATCTCTTCGGTGCGGTGCGTTTTTGGCCGCAGCTGGAATAATAAACGGTTGAACTTCGTACCCTTCAGCTTCCAAGTCAAGGCACACCTGCTCGAAAACCAGTCCGCCATCAATATTTGTGATACCAAAGACATTTTCTGCGATGACCCATGTGGGTTTAATCTCTTGTATTGCTCTAAGCATTTCGCCCCACAAGTAGCGTTCATCATCTGTTCCCTTTCGCTTTCCAGCAAGGGAGAATGGTTGGCAGGGAAATCCCCCTGTGAGAATATCAATTCTGTTTGCATATTTTTTGAAATCAGTTTTACAAATGTCAATGTGGCTGTCGGCTTCCGGCCAGTAGTATTCCAATACCTTTCGTGGAAACTCCATCCATTCGCAATGGAATACGTTTTCCCATCCCATCCATTCGGCTGCAAGGTCAAAGCCACCAATGCCTGAAAATAAACTGCCGTGTCTCATGGTGCAAATATAGTTATTTATATTTAATTAAAAAATGTATTCAACTGTTTTCCCCATAAAATTACATTGTAGCGTTCCGGTCATCCCGTTACGGCACTTGCTGATAATCAATTCAGCATCTTCAAGTTCTGGTGGGTTGCCACCTGACTTCTGGGCTTCGTAGTAATCGGGCCGGTAAGGGAATAACACCGTGTCTGCATCCTGTTCTATGGCACCAGACTCCCGTAGGTTTGCCAATTTTGGTCGGCTGTTTCCTTCTTCTGTTCCCCTGTTCAACTGCGACAATGGCATCACGGTACATCCGCATTCTTTGGCAATCAGTTTGCATTGCCTACTGATGTTTGCTATTTCCTGCTCCCGGTTTTTACCCCCTGTGCTTTTAACCAACTGCATATAGTCAATGATTACCAGCGTTGGTTTTATTTTCATTGTCTTAATTCGGGTTTTTATTTGAGCAATGTCCAGCATAGTGCTGTCCTCAATTTGAAATTTATAGTCAATCAGCAGTAATTCACGTGCAATATTTTCCAATTCAAATTCATTGACATCAGCGTTACGGACTTTCAGGTTGTCCACCCGACCAAGGGATGAAAGTATGCGGTCTGCGAGTTGTTCTTTACTCATCTCCATACTGAACATTATCACTCTGCCCCCCAGTTTTGCATGGGCAATCCCGATGCTGACTGCGAATGCTGTCTTACCCATGCCGGGCCGACCTGCCACCACCACGTTTTCACCGGGCACAAAACCACCAATGTACTTGTCAAGTTTGGTGAACCCGGTTGGTAGTCCTATCGTTTTGATTTCGGACTTGCTTCGTTTCTCCAAGTTATCGAAGCGGTCACCGAGTAAAGTGATCAGGTCAACAGCTTGTCCGCTTTCGGTCAGTTGTATTTCATCAATCATTTTTTGAGTGCTGCTGATGCTTTCCATAATATCGCCACCATCCTGCATGAATTTTACCTGATTTGCCATGCAGTCAATCATCGTTTTACGGATAAATTCCTGATGCAGCATTGCTACCAATCGGGTAATGCTTTCGCCTGTGTAGTAATTGTTTAATCCTGCGATGTCCATTGCCATATCACGGTGCTTCATTACCACCGCCACGTTGTCAATATGCTCGTTATTAATGTACATTGCCTGAATGGTCAAACATAGGGTGCGGTATTTTGGCACGGTAAACCATTCACTGCGTACCGTTGCGGTAAGGTCAAGCTGCTTACCTTGCAGCCACGTTCCGAGAATTTGTTGCTCAATCATGTTAAAAAGTTTTCTTTGGGTGTGCGGTAAACTTCTGCTGTGATTTTCTTTATGTCAGCAGATAGCCAATTTTTTGCGGTAAGGTATAGTGACCTTTTGTTTGCAATGCCTTTCCAGTTTTCTGCCCTGTCCAGAATGTTATCAATTTGGTCAATGGTATAGCCATCAGCAATTAGCTTGTCAACTTCTGCCCGTGTGATTTGTAAATGAAGAATTTGCCTATATATCTCTACATTCTTTTCATTCTTATCATTCTTAACATTCTTGTTAGTGTCCGTTTGCTTTACTGTTTGGTGTCCGTTTGCTTTATCATTTGCCTTACTATTTGCTTTATCGTTTGCCTGATAGTCATCGTACTTACATATTGATATTAATGTAGTTACGTTGCTTTTTTGCCTTACTATCATGCCATCATTTTCAAGCATAGTCAAGTATCTTTCCACCTTACCTCTTGACCACTTCCATCTTTTTGCCAAAGTATCAGCATCGTGGCCGATTTGTCCACGCTGAATATTGACACGGATGCCACGCTTGTAAAAAAAGTTATCATTGCTATTGGCCAACAATAAAAGGTCAATCCAAGCATGGGTTCTGTTAAATGGTTCGGAATGATACAATGGGTTGTCCATCATGCACCTGTGTATTTTTATCCAGCCGTTACTCATTTGGCTTTCCTTTCAAGGTTAATTTTTTGCATTGCTGATAATAGATAATTTGCAGGTCAAGTTTCATCCACAGGTACTCACATTGTAATAACGTGATGCCCTGATTTTCTCGCCTGTAATTTTCATACTCTTTGCGCAGTTCTAACTCTGCGATTTGTTCATCGCAATATGCGACTTCAAGTGGTGTGGGTTTGTAGATATTCATAAAAAAAACACCCACACTTTCAAAGGTTAGACCCGGCCCCAAGATAGCCGACCTTTTACTCGCGTGGGTGTTGATTATATTTTTTTTCATTTGCTTGGTTCTCGGCAGGGGGTCTAATCCTGTTGTTCCGATATGCAATTATAAAACAAAGATTTTATATTTCAAAATTTATTTTTTAATCGTTGCAATATTCCTGACGTTCATGCCAATCAATGTCGCTTTGCTCGTCACGTTCCCATTCAATCGTCTGGGTGATGTACCATGCCCATCCCTTTTCCCATTCTTTGAAGTCATCGGAGTTCAGTTCAAAAGGATTTTCGCCTTCGGTTTCGTAGTAATTAAACTGCTGACTGGCTATCCAGCCCATTTCAAAAGGTGTTTTAGTGTTTTCCATGCTGCAAATATAATATACTTTTCTATACTTGCAATAGTTTTTGTTAAATTATTTTTATCAAAGTTATCCACAATATAAGAATATCGAACTTTTACGAATAAACTTTGTGCAGTGAAGAAGCATACGAAGGTATATCTTGACCATTTCGGCTATGACAAAAGTGATTTCATCCCATGCGAGGTGTGTGGCGCACAAGCTGTGGACATTCACCATATCGAAGCCCGGGGGATGGGTGGAAGCAAACACGCTGATGTAATTGAAAACTTGATGGCCTTGTGCAGAAAAGATCATGCCCGGTATGGGGATAACAAGTCATTCAAAGATTGGCTCAAAAAAGTTCACGCACTTAAACTTGAACAGGCGCACCGAGATACTGATTGAGTTAGCCAATTCCAAGTGGCTTCCTGACTTCTGTAACAAAATAGGGTCTCATGTTGCTGCCGACCTACAACAACACCTTCTACTTATCTGCTGTGAAATGGATGCCGACCGCCTTATATCACTTCACCAAAGTAATGGACTGGTGTACTACCTTGTCCGGGTGGGTTGCAATGCGGTCAACGGAAACCGTTATACAAAGTTTTATCGTGACTTCCTACGAACCACAGAAACCCTGCCCGAAAATTACGATGAGGAAGCCGAGGACTATGACGAAACTCACATCAGGCGCAAACAGGAAGCGGTGGAGTCTGTCAATTTCAAAGAGGTTGCCAATCATTTTAACCGTTCCGAATGGTATGTGGTAAAACTTTGGCAGCTATGGGAAGACAAACAGAGCATGGCAATGATTGCCCGTGACACCAAAATCAATTACCGAGAAATCAGCCAAATCATAAACGCAATCAAAACACAAATCAAAGAAAAATATAATGAATACGATGACTGACATTTTGGGACTGGCCGCATTGTGCGTTCTGCTTTCCAGGTACTTTTTCCCACCGATGATTTCGTTCGTGTATGCCTTGGACAGCCGCTACCGCAAAACAATCAAACCTTTTGAGTGCGGTTTCTGCCTATCGTGGTGGGTGGGACTTACTTGGTTTGCCGTTGAATTCGGATTGTACGGAGTGATTTATGGTGCATTATGTGCTATATTTGGGGCCTTAATTGACAGATACCTATGACACTAATTGAAATCACATTGACTGGCATCGCTATGGGGGTTGTTTTACCCTGTGTTTGTTACTTTATAATGACTCGTATATGACACCTGAACAGCGTTCAC